CCTCATTTGAGTTTAGAGGGACCAGTATGACTGGCCTTTTGTGTTGCTTTGGTGTTTGCCCTGCGTTTTCTAAACATACATTCGCTGTATTGTTTATTTTGCCATGTTGTTGGCAACAGAAACACCTGATGAGGCCCTTGGGCCGAAACATTTTTAAGATGTTGTGTTATGTTTCAAAAGTTGTTTAAAATTCTACTTATAACCTTCGTAGGCCTCGTGGGCCCTTTTATTGCCATAGCTCTTGCTGCTATAGTCGGTTACCTTCTGGTGGCCCTGCCCAGTATCTTATTATGGTCTGGTGCAGTACCCTCTTTTGGGTTCGTCCTTTTTACGTCTCCTTTTTTAGGATTGTTCCTTGTCCTGTGGCTTAGGGCTTATGTACGTAATGAGAAAAAGTTGATACAGCAGGTAGGCCCCCACCTGGCATTGTGGCATAATAGAGAAATATCTTGGCTTCCGGGCTTCACCACGCCACTAACTGGAGTGGTGGTGGAAGGATGGGACCATTCCGGCCCCTTCCTTTCATCAATATGCCATTCTTTAGGATTACCTCAGTCAGTAGTGGAGGAGGCTTCTAAGGGCCTTTTGGTTTTTGCTTCATTATGGTGGAGCAAAACTATTTACTCTGTGGCATTTGTGGTAGATATACCACTATACTATTTGTTCACTGGCTGGCAGATCTGCGTCTACCTTTGTGCTCTGAAAGCAGGGGTCAGGATGTGGAAGTCTGCACTGTACATTTGGCTCGGTTTCCTCCTGACTCTCTGTTTCCTGCCTGCCCCGGCCATATGGGACACCACTGGTGTCATTATCCATCTTATCATTTCTTTGAGTGATCGTGAGGCAGGGGAGTGGGTCTTGCTGAAGTGGGCAAGGTTGCGGCTACAGGTGTTGATGACAGACACCATCATCATGGTTGAAGGCTTCAACACTGAAGTTAAGCGGCATTACTCCGTGAAGCTTGGAGGTGAGCGAAGGTCTGCCCTTGCGACATTTCGGCAGGTCACCATCAGGTCAGTCAGGTTCATTGATTCCATGAAGCTGCCTGAGTTCGTCCGGAGACGCCTGACCTGGAAGGACGGGGTTAATGACGTTGAACATAGCCGTGCCCTTCTCGAATGGCTTGGTTGGCCAGTCAATGTTGAAATCACTGAGCCGGACATGTCGGATCCTGTCACCCAGTCTTGGCGTGACTGGCTAATTTGTGGCTCCGATTTTCGGACTGGCATTTCACAGCTTCAAGTCCATTACGACAAGAATTTGGATCATTTGAGGGCCATGGCTCTTGAGTACAAAAGGACAGAAACATATCAATCCATTGGAGCAGAACTGACCAGCACCTCCCGTTACTTTCAAAACAGAAAGCCCGAGGGCCTGCCTGATGTGCAGGATGACGTGTGGGAGGTTCTCGGGACCATTTTTCGGAATTCTAATCTCACACCTTTTAACTACATAATTAAAATGTGGGAAAAGAAATATGCCCTTGGCTTTTGGATGAAGACTCCAGGCCGCAAGTCTAAAATGAAGAGAAGCGCCTTCATTTCCACAATAGGGTTTTCTAATTTTAAAAAGTTGTGGGCCAGGACATTCTATTATGCATCTCAGATTGCCCCTGTGGCCCACGTCTCTGTGAAAGGAGAGGCTCTGCCTCCCAAGAAATGGCAAAATGGGTTAGTGCGTTCAATTATAGGATCTCCCATCACTCATTACATTATGTCGACGGTTTTCAATTATGGCCCCAATCATCATTTTGACTGGGAATCGACTCCCATAAAAGTCGGTATGCCTTTGAATGGGCATTGGATGTCCGATCTCTTTGCGAAGCATGGCCGTTTCGACATTCATGTTGAAGGCGACTTCACGGCCTTTGACTCCACTGTCGACGGCCCTATTATCGAGATCATCAAGGCAGTCCGGAAGCGTGGGTACGACTACCATAAAGACAGGTCTGCCATTTGTGATCTGATAGATATTTCATACGATCAAGTCCTTTCACAACAGTTAGGTCATACATCGACAGGCAATATTTTCCGTAAGGGGACCGGCGAGACCACTGGCCACTCATCCACATCGATGGATAATAGCATGGCCTTGACAATTTTATACTTGGCTGCATGGAAGGAACTCACTGGGAAGAATGCCCGTGAATTCCTTTTCTTTAATGAGTTGTCCTGTTATGGGGACGACCACCTTTTGTCAATTGCCAATTCCAGGCCTCGCGCCTGGAATCCTCGTAACATCAAGAGGGTTATGTCCCGATGGGGTGTGACTAATAATTTAGAAGTTAAACCTTTGGCTGAATGTGAATTCCTTTCCAAGAGGTGTGCCCGTGTTTCAAACACACTAGCGGCTGAAATGCGAGTGCACGGTGTTGCCCTCCGAACCTACGCCGTCTGGCATAATAAGGCTAAGTTAGTTGGCAAGTTGGTGGCTCCTGTCAAGAATGCAAACCCCAACTACCAGGTCAAGAGGTTGCTGTCTTATATAACTCTGACTGCACATCACAAAGATGTTTATGATGGAATTTGCACTGCCCTCGAGTCATCTTGGCTTAAGAAGGCCCTAGTGGCATCAAAGCTCAAGGTGCCTTCTTATACTCAAGTGTTGAGGATGTGGTACAATCCTTCAGCTCAGCCTTTTCACCCAGACCCTGACCCTGATTCCCTTTTGGTTAACGATGGGTCATTAGTTCAATATGGGGTACCCACACTTGGTGATTATGTTTTAGCTGCTCTGTCTCAAGTGCCAGACCTGCTCAATCCAGTTGTTTTCAATATGGGTTTTAGCCGTGCTTTTCAGTCTCAGTTGGCCCCTCTTTTGGTTTGGGTGGTTGACTTTATAGCTTCAACCAATGGCACTCCCACAAGTGGCATGTTAAACTGGGCCTTGAGGGGGTCTGTCTATTCTTGGCTGGACACTGACGTCTGCGTGCCTGGAACTTCCAGGTCAAATTGGTCATCTCTCCTGGTGAGACACTGGCTTTTTACCAGCTATTGCAAATGGGGTCCGAAATTCGGAACTTTCAGAATGGGCGAATTTCTAGTTCGCCGCATTTCGAATTTGCAATTCTTAATAAATGGATATGTGCACCGGGATTTTCCACGAGTGGACCCTGCTCTCGATAAAGTCCTTGTGGCCGCACTGCTCGGGCTTATCGTGCACGTCCCCGATTGGTTTCTTTTGGTTAAGGGTGTCCATCTGCCCGAATTCTCAGTCATTTTTGATTATGCCTGGAATTGGGTTATGTCAACCATCTGGATGGCAGTGCCTTCTAACTACAATGAACTTGACCCTCTGTTTGCAGTAGATTTTAAGGCCCATTCTCCTTTATTGATCACCGCACCTACTGGCACGGGCAAGTCCACTGGACTTATTTACCATTTGGCTTGCCATGCTGCCATTTGTTTTCAAAAGGTAGTGGTGGTTGAGCCAAGGTCCCTGCTTGCAGTTGGTTT